TTTCCGCTTTACGTTTTTCAGCTTGAACTAAAAACCATCCATCTAAAGCATCGTCGTCATTAATAATATCATTTGTGGGTGATTCTGGATGCTCACGCACATTATCATACATCTGACTGTATAATATCAAATGACGTTGTTCTATACTTAAATCTACACCAAATTGGGCAAAAAGCTGCTCTTTTCTAGTCCTCCAATACGATGCCCACTCATCGTTTCTAGCAATTTCGCGGAATTGAATGGAGGTAATTTCATTTTGGTGATAAATATTATATAAGGACTGCATTTTCACTAGTGGGCAATCCCAAAATTTCGGGTATAGTAATTTTCCCTTCTTATACACCATCTTTATAATAGTAAATTGTTTAATTAAAATATCTACAAAACCATCTAAGGTTAGATAATCAAACGAATGTTTAATATTGTAGAGAAAATTTTGTCTTTGTCGTAAATCGGCTAGTTCAATTCTTAAAAAATCCCGCTGGGAAATATTGAAATATGCCTTATAGATTTCTATTTTCTTAGCTTCAATATCTTTATCTAGATCGTTTAACTCCCGCTCTAACTTATCATCCCATAAACTATTATTACGTAAGACTTTATCACAAAATTCGGAAGTAATCCAATCGTTATACCGATATTTTTTACGTATCTTTTTTGAATATAGTGAGATCTTATATTCTGTAGAAATTTTGGGCAGGATAAAAACAATATCCCTATATTTAAATTTACCCAATAAAATGCGTCCTATCAATTCCTGCATTCCAAATCCGATTAAATTATGATGGTGAAATTGCTAAAGTATTAGAAATCTTACCCGCAACCACGGTTTCTCTATCACCAGTACTCGAAATCACTAATTGGTATTTATATACCTCGCCCGCACGTGTCAATAATGCTGTTTCCGCAGATAATAATTCAACATCTACTCTTTGTGGAGCGGTAGCGTATGTTATAATACCAGTTTTGGATAATATTAATGTATTTATTGTATCGGCAATATGTAAATCTACAGTGGAAGAGGTAATATCCCCAGCACTCCACGATCCGTCACTATTAGTCCAATATAATGATCGCCCGTTTGCAACTGTATAATCGTCATATTGTACTAAATCTATATCTAAATTATCTTGAACTGGAGTAATAGCCGCAATAGGTGAACTCACCATAAGTCCAACTTTAGTAGCAATATTTCTAATCTTATTTAATAACCATCCAAATGTATCAGTAGTATTATAAGTAGTACTATTTACTGTTTCACTTAATAATCCACTTACTAAAGCAGTTGTATCAACCGTAGCATCGCTTTGTATACTTACATTATCTAATATATCTGATGGATATTTACCACTATAATGTGCAGCATCTAATAGATATGTTTGAACAGTAGCAAGATTTCCTGTAGTCGCCCAACCACTTGGGGCGGAATACCAGCTTCCCGCCGCACCCGACCCTAATTGTAGAGATTCATTCGTGCTTAAATAGCTAACTGGAAGATTAGTCGCAAACGTTCCTGTAGCCGTAACCCAGTTAGTATCACCATATATTTTTACACTATCAATATATGGATAGAGTTGACCAGTAGTAGCACCATTAGTTGGGGCAGAATACCAGCTTCCAGCCGCACCCGACATTAATTGTAGTTGTTCGTTCGCTGTAAGATATTCAGATGGTAAATTCGTAGTAAACACTCCGGTTGCCGTTAACCATTTAGTATCACCATAAGATTTAACACTTTCTACATATGTATAAACACTACCAGTTGGAGAAGTATACCAGCTCCCCATAGCACCACTAGCTAATTGTAACTGCTCATTGACTGTCAAATAATCAGCGGGCAAATTACTTGCGGTAAACGAAGTTGGTAATACAGCACCATTCCATCCAGTTACATTAACTGTTTGGTTTCCTGCTAAAGTCATCAGTGTAGTAGTTTTGGCTACATCATAAGCGGTCAATACTGTAGTTATATCCCCTGTAGTAGGAATAGATGGTGTAGAATACCAAGTACCCAACGCTCCAGAAATTAATTGTAGTTTTTCATCTGCGGAAAGATAATCTCCTGGAAGATTACTTGCCTCAAATGCTGTTGGTAATGTAGCCCCGCCCCACCCTGTTGTATTCACAGATTGTCCCGTCAAAAGACCAACGCTAGCTCCAGCCTGCATAGGGGTTTTTGCCCCGTCATATTCGGCGGTTAACATCATAGGATTTGACTGAATTTGTCCAGTTGTAGGAATAATTGGAGGAGACATACTATTCCAACCAGTAACATTGACACTTTGATCGGGTTGAATTGTAACACTTGGAGTTCCCACTGTGGTTTCGGCTAAAGTCACCCTAAAAGATAAAGCAACACACTTACCTGTTATACTACCCACTGTAGCCGACGCAATAACCGAATAATATTTTCCAACTTCAAAACCGTTAGCAGCAGACGCGGTAAAAGTACCCTTATAATTTCCAGTTTTATCAGTTCTTTTAGTCATTGTTGTGCCAATACCAATATCTGTATCGGTATTTTCTTCAAAAACCTCAAAAGTTGGTGTAGAATCGGCATCGGTCACAGCCTGGGTAGTTGGATGACTAGTAATTACATCAAAATATACTACTTCGTCGAGTGGAACAGAAAATATTGCCATATTATTAAACCTCTTCTATATTATACACCATTTAATTATTTCCTTTAATAATCCTTGAACGAAATATTGGAAAATTTCCACCTAAAGCAGCAGCAATAGCTACTGGCCACCATTTCCGCGTTGGGTATTGGAGCAGACCGCCTAGCATCGTGTCGGATGGGTCGGCTAGTTGCTGGATTTCGGCGGAGGAAAGGGCGCGATTCCAGATGCACACGTCTGCTAAATAGCCATTGAGGCAGTAGGTTGTGCCCGTGTAGGCATATCCGATCCGGAAATAGTTGTACGTTTTGACGTAATCTATGGCGTCGGTAAAAGCAGTAGGAGTTGCAGCTACGCCATCCTTGAAAATGCGCAGATATGCGCCATCATAACTACCAAGGTAATGATGCCAGTTGTTGTCTGTGATCGAAGCGTTCCCGCTTTTCTTTACCGTGTTGGCTTCATTGGATGCGCCAAAATACGCGAGACTATTTAACCATGTGAGCTCCCACGAAAGTCCGCTGTAAGCGTCCATCGCGCGTCCACGCGCGACACCGCCGTCAAACCCGTCCGCGTAGTTGGTGCGTTTGCACCATACGCCGACGGAAATACGTTCACACGACACGGCAGCAGGCGCAGTTGCGTCATCTCCGAACGCTATATAGTTGCCAGATGCCGTCATGGCATTTACCCACCGCCCCAAAAACGGATCGAATACCCACGCCGTCGGCGGGTCCATGTTCGTGAGCGTGCCGTGATTGCCGTACAGCGACGAATCGTGGTAATAGGTGCTATTAAAATATCTACCTAAACCACCAAATACTAAACCTTGAGCTAAATTATGATTACGATTTAATCTAAAATTTTGTGGTCTTTGCTTAGGATTTCTATGTCTTTGCATATCAAATTATCCCACAAACGTATCTTTTCGTCCATACACCCCAACACTTAATAAAATTCCACTGGCATTCTTAGTTGTTCCATTATAAACTTCTACTCTGTATGGATAAGGTAAAGCAGGAACATCTTTAATTATCCAGTGCTGTAATCCTGTTGAAGCTAAAGACCCATGACTATCAATTAAGGCGTTAGGATTAGGTACAACAGCCGCCGCAGCGGTTCCGTCATTTGTTCCAGGAACACCATCTTCATATGTAGACCCATTTACATTATAAAGAATATATGTATTAATAGGGGCACCAGCGACAGGCGTTAAAGCCAGGGCAATTTGCATGTCTAAATCTAGATAATTATCCAGATTAATAGAATTATCAGTAATCCCACCCGCATAATGGCACATAGTATTTAATGTTTGACCAGTAATGCCCGCAGAAGCCCGAATGGTTCCAGTCGTAGATTGATTTGTATAAGTAGTTGTCATATTTTACCCCAATTAACTCTGAATATTTGCCCGTGCAGTTTTTACCTGACCCGCAGCACAAAACGGATATTTTGGTGTATTCCCACCCTGTTTGCTTAATGTATATGCAGCAATTTTATCTGGAACAGACTTTAAATCCTCGCTTGCCCCACTTAATTGCCCTAACATAGCAATAAAAGCCGCACTATTAAAGTCGATCCCCCCACCATCACCATGTTCATTTCCAGGGGTAGATAACATAACAATCATATCGGTAATTAACGTACCACCCGCAGCCTTTTCTGTAGCCGCCGCCCCATCTAAAACCGCTCTTAGTGTATTATACTCTAAACTAGTTAAAAGTGCCGCAAAAGTACGAAAAGAACCAAATACATAACCACTAGCCTCGTTAGTTTTAGCATTAATTGTATTAGCAGCATCTTCATCGGATAATTCTGCTAAAGCATCTAATTCCGATTCCCACCCAAAATTTGTAGTATAGATTGACATTGTTATACCCCTATTTAATATTATATATTTATATATACACCGTTTTCGCTTTATCCAGTATATCCAGGCACGGTACAATACATCCCCGTTGGAGTATCTAAAGACATAGAATCACTATTTTCTAGTCGATAATATGTATATGACACACCATCTTTTGGAATAACCTTCCATTTATACCCCGATCCTGTATCACCGGGAACAATTGCAAATTTATTATTTTCAAAAGTATAATTAGCGGGCACATTATCTAACCCAGCCACCACCCCACTATAATTATAACAACTATTATATTCAGGATATGTACTTCCGGTCCCAGTATAATAAGGCATTAGCACCTGAGTTCGTCCGACATGCCGTGGTTTTGGTAATAGTAAACAATTAGAATTGTTATATAATTTATTTTGCTCATAAGGTGAAATTGCTCTATTCCATAATGTTATATCGGTCAAACTACCATTGGCATATTCTGCGTGCGATCCAGTAAATTTTGTAGTACGACCAAAATACAAATAAGCCGCAGTAACCTCACCACCACCATAATAAATACTTAATTTTGGCATATTCTCGGCATTATCGGCAAAATATCCATAGTAATATGCCTGATATCCACCATCATCATTATGGGTTGTTATCGGAATATTATTGACATCATCTAAAACACGCGTACAAAATTTTACAACACCACCAGGAATCAATGTCGCCAATCCGCTAGTATTTAATACAAAATTATTATATCCAGCCTCATTCCAGTCAATATATGAAATTGCCGTAGATAATTCTACATCATCAACCTGAGAATAATCAGATAAATCCAATGTATTTGCATTATTTTGTGTAGAAGTATATATATTAATTGATGATAAATTACCAGATTCTTCATATAATTTATAGGTTCCATATAAAGATAATACCCCACTGGTAATATTATAACTCTCCAATAATTCCCCTAAATCAAAACTAAAAAACCCACGACTGATCCTAAACTGATGATCTAAATCAGTAGCATTAATTGCAGCCATTTCACCATTATGCACAGTTGTATTAACATAATACGCACTAACAGCATCATGTGCTCCGGTATATGTAGTATACGAGTTTGAAATAGTGATACCATCACAAGTTATATTATCACCACCATTTCCACTTTGCGGATTTAAAATAAGTGGACTAGACATTTTTCTCTTTCATATTATAATATTGATAAATTCATTTGACTGATTCCATTAACACCATCGCTGGTAATAGTGACATCTGATTTTCTACCATCTATATAAATATTAATACCATCGCTATCTCTTGTTATACAGAAAAAATGCTTATCTAAATCTAAAATTGTAGTATCAGCAGTAACTTGATACCAATCAGTATTACTTGTATATAATAACACCAATGGTTTACCTACATTATCTGTAGTTTCATCACCTATCATAAATCGTAATCTATTAGAACATATTAACGGAATTTGCGACATACTTTCAGTATATGTTAACGAATTTGCCTGAAAAATACAACTTAAACTAAATGGTCCAGCACCAATAGTTTCCATTAAAGTATTATCACTAATATTAACATATATATCACTACTTAAAGATAAAGCGGAAATATGTCCAATAGTTTTATATTTACCATTATATGTATTTGTGCTAACTGGTTTTAATATATTTTTAATATTCTGACTACCCACCTCATAACACGGACATTTTAATAAGCAATTTTTCAATAAAGGATTTCGCAAATCATAAATTGGATAGGTGGTATTATATTTATTACGCGAAATTTTTGGTCTATATGTTGTCGCGTTACTATATCTACTTACATATAATAGATTTAAATCTATCGGCATTTCTAATGGAATTCCAAGTTTTTGTGCCCAGGACGCATTTAAAATATAATTAGCTACAACCTCAGCAAAACTAGCCGATGTTTCCACACTCATTATCTGTGGTACAATTTTATTTGCCAATTTTTCCAAATTTAATATAAAATTCGACCGTACTGGATAAGAAATATCCTCTAAATATTCTATAGGAATAACACCGGAATTTTTAGCATCTTGTAAATTATTAACCGTTAAAATTAGATTATTAATTACTGGATTATTTAATAACCAATCAACATTAATAGGTTGGTGAGCTAAAACCAAATGCGGGGTCCGCAACCACTCCACGTTAATTTCATCTATTGGAATTGACCTATTTTGTAAAGTATCTATATTGAAATTTTGTGTACTAACAACTTGTGCCCATTCTCCCCTGTATTCTATATTAAATATTTTGTTGTCACTAATTTTATTTAACCAAAAAATTGGAGTAGTAGAACTAGAATTTAAACCACCTAGAATTTCTATATTAAAAGCCTTTGCCATACACGCACGATTTAGATAGGCTATATTATATATAACTGTATGTACAGCACTAATTAAATGAGATATATTAAAAACAATATCGGCTTTTCTTGCTGCTGTGTATGAAATATTTATAGGCTTACTAATTAATAATCCTAAAATTCTATCTATCAAGATTGGATAATGGACAGAAATATTAGATAGAACATCCAATGGAATTGGGGGAAATACAACGGGAACCACATGTTTATATAATGGACGTGGATCATCAGCATTATTAACACCATCGGCTTGTCTAAAATCGTCTGTGGTAAGACCAAGTTCAGATGCTAAAGTAACAGCCTGTGAATCTGTTAATTCGTGATAAGCTACTTCGCTTAATAACCATCCCAATGCATAAGTATTCCATGTACAATGTCTTGTCATTATTGCAAATCCTCGCAATTAGAATGTAAAATTGTACACATATTATATGTAGTATAGGTATAAGTGGTTTGAACAACACCACCACCTACATCTCCACCACCATAATTTACTGATGTTAAACGATTATTATTTCCCAATCCAATAGTAATTCCGTCACAGACATGTATATTAATTAATTCGGGAGATGTATTACCTATATATTGACATAATCCAGGAGTAAAAACACCCATATTTGTCATAGACATCCTATCACCAGAAACAGCATTTAATGTGATATCAGTAATAATAGGAATAGGTAGATTGGGCTTTCTACAAAACGGAATTTTATTTCCTAATCCAAAAATTGTATCATAACTCACGCTGGCTTTAATATTAATTCGTTGAATATGCACTGAATTATCCGGTAAACCATTTGACTGAATACCAGGAATACCCGTTGGTAAATACGTGCGAAAAACACCGGTATCCGCCGAATTTAATAAAATATGTTGACGACGACTTAATTTATGACAAAATGGAGTATCTACACCAGAAAACACACCATCAAAAAACAACGCCTGGGCATATGTTCTATCCTCGTTATTTACAATACGAATATCGTTATTCCATACTTTATTATTACCAATAAAAGATACCGATTCTGTAAAAACATCATTAACATCCAAATTATATTCAAAAAAAGAAATGGATAATCCAGAACACTGCATAATATCTAACGGTGTTCCCTGGGCATACGTTTTAGAATCGTCAAAAATAGATAGAGCAATACTACATTGTTGTTCCAAACACTCAACTAACAGCGGGGTATTAGAATCTTCTGTAGCAAGTATATAGATAGGATAATAACCATCTAATACCTTTTTAAGAGTTAGATTAACCTCTTGAGAATCCTCGACATTAGCATAAACAGGCACTTCACCTAATGTGGGAATGGGACTATTAGAAAAAGCTGAATTTATAGATACACTTTGTACTCCATGTAATTCACTAAACGCACCATCATCATTAGTACGTTTCGCCGATCTAATTCCAACCTGTTGTACCGCATAATAAATCCGGTTTCCCACATTGCCGTCCTCTTTATAAAAGGGTTAGGTGTTACTTGCCTGTCAGGGTATATAGTTTTATTGGCTATCGCTCCACGCTAACCTTTAGTTTAGTAACCATGAATTACCAGTAGTGAAAAATCCTGTTGATAAAGTGGCTAATGCTTCAGTAGAAAATTGACTTTCAGCAGAATGCATAACTGTAAAATCATTATAGGTACGATATGTATAAGATACCATAACCTGTCCACCACCAGTATCACCACCAGTATAATTCTTAGAAGCTAATTTATTTTTTAATCCACAATAAATACGCAAACCTTCACATGTAGCAATACGAATAGTTCTATTAGAAAGATTACCAGAATCACTAGCACAGCCACCAGCCGCATTACTCAATATACCAGCCTGTGTCGAAGAAATAAAATCACCGCTTGTAGCAGTAATTGTTACTTCGGTTGTAACCTCGACGGGGAATTTAGGAGTTCTAAAATACGGAGCCTTTTTGCCAAGTTCATTAAGATTATCACGATTAAGATTTACGCTTACATTAATGCTATCCAAGTGGGCGCGATAACTATCCGTCATAACATTCACACCACTAACATTAATTCCAGCAATTTCTTGTGGAAGAATGGTACAATCTGGATCTAACAGCGAACCATTTGTATCGCCCAATGCGTTTGTCACAGGTGTAAGAGCTAAATGTTGACGACGATTAACACCACCAACACCGATTGGAGAATCCAACCCAGTAAAATAACCAGTCACACCAAGAGAGTTAGCCCATGCAGCATCGGTTGTATTTTTAATACGAGTATCACCCTTCCATACACGATCATTACCTATTAATGTCACCTCTTCAGTAAAACTACCATTATTGGTAAAATTATATCTGGCACTAGAAACCACAAGACCAGATGCCTCACACTGTCCTATCGCTGTACCTAACGCTGATGTACCAGCTTCATTAAAAATAGCCAAATTAGCAACACATTTCTGATTTGCCCGATTAGCTAAAGTTGGAGTTGTGGCAGCCATAGTAGCTAAACAATATACAGGAGGATAACCATCCAAAACCTTGTTTGTGGTTAATTGAACGTCCGGCACATCCTCTGACAATTCATATGGTGATAATTGAGAAATCTCGAATACTGGATTTAAATTAAAATTAGTATTTGAGGTTACACTTTGCAAACCATGAACAGGAAATGGAACGCTCCCACCGTCTGTTTTGATGGCTAACTGTTGTATAGAATAAATAATTCTGTTATTGGACATGTTTTGTTCTCCTAATATATTGCTAGCATTCGGCTATTAAATTATACACCATTTTGGCTAAATATCGTCAAAAACCAGTTCTAACGTTGACCGTACAATACCATCATATAAACCTCTATATAACATCTGACCCTCTACAGACGAACAACGGGTAAAACGACACAATTTTGAGCGATAACCTGTTTCAGACACTAAATTACTATACATTAATCCATTTACCAATTCACCACGATAATTTATGGGAAAAACTTTATTTTGTTTAATTTTATTATCATCAAAAAGATATATTTGTCTATCATTTTGTAGTAAAAGCATACTAATTAAATTATTACGGGTACGTCTTTGTTCTGCAATTACATGAAATATAATATCTTGTTGAAGAACTAGCGACCCATTACCCATTTCATATGGGTAGGAACTAGCCCGTGGAACAATTTGTACAACAATAGCGGGTAATTGAATACGATTATATGACCCAACCGACCATTCACCCGTTTTCGGATCTCGCAAAAATTGCGAATTTGTAGCATCCATACTACCAAACTGCAATTCTCGATACCACGGAGCATCATCGGCAATATATGTCTGGACATTTCTATAACTATAATCCACTAAAACGGTAGAGGTGGTTTTAATAGGATTGGTAAATATTACCTTACCCTCTGGATAATTGATATAATATCCTGTATTTGACACAGGAACTCCGCTAACAGTAACCCCAGTAATAGAAATAGGATAATTTCCACTCCAAGACGCTCCAGTTTCCCACACCCAATCTTTTCTAATACCCTGCCAAACACGTCCGCTAGTATAGGCATTATCGTTTACCCAGCTTAATTGAGCAGGATTTCCAACTGGTGTAGCATCATAACCAGTAGAATGAATATTAGTCCAAGCACCAATATCTAAAAATGCCCAATCCAACCAATATTTCATATTATTTTCTATAGATGTCGTTATTTGGACATCATTATAGTTATAAATACCTTTAAATTTTGTATAATTTATATTGTCAGTCATATATATATCTTATATTGGATAAATTGATCCATATTTGGTTAATACCATTTGTACTATTTGACTAATAATGCCGCCAATATGTGTCTCATCCCGAGCAATATCTTCTAAAATTCTGGTAATAAAGTTATCATTGGAAGTACCATAAAATGGAGCCGGAACACCCCAGGTGCCACCTTTTCTCATTAACATTAAATGGCTTCGACTAATATTACTATTGGATGCATCAACCACATGATATTCGGCGTTAATAGGACGACTTCCCTCTAGCAAAAGCCACTCCAACCATGGTAAATCATCACCTTTATCTGTTTGCACATGAGCCGCATCAGAATTAATAACTTGCTGCCAATCAATTTCTAATACTTTAATAATTATATTTCTATGTAAAGCATTTCCCCTGGTTTGAGTTCGCACATCAATTTGATTTAACCATATATTTTTTAAAGTATCTAATCTACCCTCCGCAGAACCTAAAGGAATACCAAAATGTCCAGTTAACACCTGCATACTATGTAAAGCCTGCCAGGTATCCGATTTTTCCAATTCTTCACTGAAAATCCGACGTACTTCTTCTCTTAATAATGTACATATTTCTAAAAATGCAAACTGAAAACGCTTTTCCAATTCTTGTGTTAGGGCGTCCCGCAGTCGTTTTTCTAAAATATTGGGAGGTTCTTTAATTTTAATACCAGCTCTAATCATTATGATCCACCCACTCTTTTCCAATTACATATTACATATACGGTTGTCCCAAATCCTATAGTAAAAGGATCACATGTACGCTCAAATGTATGTTTTGTATATTCATCCTGATCTGTCGAAAGCCATATTTGTTTAGCACGCTTAATATCTTGTAATGTCACCATTTTAGTAATAGTTTGAGCAATTGAATAGGGAATAAAAGTATTATCGGGTTTTGCCCCAATCCAATCTTTATATGTCCAAACTACCATTGGATATATAACTACTGTAGTATCTAATGTTACCAAACCTATACTATGACAATATGGACATGACCCATTAGTAAATGGAATTGGTCCCCCAGTCTTATATATTCCAGCAGATGCCTTACTAACACTATCAAATTCACAATTAGGGCATACCTCTGTATTAGTATCATCGAATATTAACTTACATGGTGTAGATAATGCATTAATTTCTAATAATGCGTCTATAGCATCACCAAATAAAGTATGCATTCCTGTAGTAATAATTCCATCAAAAATACCCATAAATACCTATCTATTATTTATCATCTGGATAATATAGTTTATTATTATAACGACTACGGAATCTGGTTTCATATTTATCATTTAATTGTGTAATAACTGATATGTTTAATGTATTTACGCTAGAACACAAAAAAAAAATCGAGTTTAGAAAGTGTTGTTTCATATGGTCCAATGTCTACACCCATACCCCATGGTACTACATTTCCTGCAAAATCCGATGTTAAACCAACATCAATCCCATTATCTATACAAGGGGAGTTTCTATCATATATATGGTAATCACTAGCATCGGTCCATGTACGAGTATATGTGCGATTATCTGCCGTTGTCCAATCATCACTATCCATTATGTATGCTGCAATAGCACTATGCGATGTAACAGTAATTTCAGGATATTTAGCAGCCTCGGTCAAAATTAAACGCCAACGTGCAACTGATACTTGTTCTGCCGTGTGCGACAGGGCAATGTAGTATTCTCCGAGCGTTGCAATCGCCGCAAAGATCGAGTTGGCCCAGTAGACAACGTCGGCGTCGGTTGTAGCTGTGGTGAGTGCCGAGTTATGGCGTATAGAGAATAGATCAATCGACTGCAACAGACTGGCGGCGTTCGTGTCATAGCGAAACGACGTGAAACCACAGGCGATTGCTGCGAGGGCAGCATTTTCGCAACCAAGAGAACTGGGAGCGGCGAGCGTATTTATTGTGATGCCCAGAGCGGCTTCCATGTACGCTTTCGCATCCTTTATTTCGACTTTGTAAAATCCCGTCGCTGCCGTCGTGTCGATAAGATAGAGCGGAGAGTATGGCGAGTTTTTTGCACCGCCGGAATCCGCCATAATCTCGCCTAATGAGTTGCTCCCCTGGTAGACTCCCAGATCGCCTAATAGACAGCCCATCGCAGTCAATTCGTTGCGAATCGCCAACAACGTTTTCGCCTTGAACCCACTCACGGTGCCAGTGTCGGAAACGGTAATCGTGTCCGCTGTCCGGTCAACATTGACCGTCTTGCCTGTCTTCGTGATCGAAAATACAGCATCAGTCGCTTCCACGTCTAACGCACTATGCGAGTAGCCATGACACGCGATTTCCAATGTCCCATCGGCGACAAGTGCCAGCACTCCCGTCAACACATCGCCCGTCAGTCCTGCCGCAGAAACTGCATACGTTCCGTGTGCCCCAAACTCTTTGAGCAATGCCGCCATGTTGGTCGCGTACCCAAGATTTGCGCCATCATCAATTGCCACCGAGAAGAAGCCAGTCCGCCCATAATTTGTCAATGTGCGGGCGGCAGTTCTAACGCAATTGTTCGTCGTGACTGTGCCGGTAAACTCTGTGGCGGGTGCAATCTGGCTTGCAACGAGGTAACAGTTGTTCAGTGTGATGCCTCCGTTGGTGCGGCGACCGATTACATCACTCTTGCCAGCGTAGATTTGCGAGTTGTTGAAAACCGTCGTTCCTGCCCCACTTTGGTATAACGGTATGCCAAGCGAGCCACGCACGATGGAATTATTGACCGTGATGGTTCCGGCCGAGTGGTTGAATCGAATGCCATAAGCCGTGCCAGAGCCAAGATAATTCGTGTTGCTGCAACCGAACATGCCCAACGACATGACGCTAGTGCCAGCATCGTCAGTAAATATGAGCGCCTGCGACGCGTATGACGAACCACGAAACCAAAAGCCCTTAATGTCCAGCCCGGACGCGCCACACTGAAATAGATGTTGGCTGGAGTTTATCGCGCCGATATTGCGACCGACAAAATTGGTCCCGCCAGTCGCAATGTAGATCGTGTCGTATGATCCAGTGGTATCGGCGAATTGGATATTGTGGACTTGAATGGCGTTCTTCAGTACGTACAGCCCACGATTTGAAGCCGTCGCACCGACAACCACCTCCCACCACGCCGCTGGATAGCTAGTATAGTTCGAGTCATTGCAATTCGCTGCTACGCCCGCCGCCGATACACCGAAGATGATAGTGCCCGCGTGATTCGTGCCCGCCACACTGATATAGCTCTGATAGCCCGTCAGCCCGCACGTCAGAGCCGTGCTGCCAGGGCCGACCAAAATCAAATGTTGTCCACTGGTCAGTGCAAGGATCGTTTCAGGTAGATTCGCTGCCTTTGCCCAGGTGTCATAGGGTGAGGTGTTCGATCCAGCAGGTGATACATAATAAGTTGCCATATTCTATCCCTTAACCGGTTGGACTAACAGTATAATATCTAGGATCGTCAAATCTGGTGTCATATAAACCACTAATACTGGCTATATTTGGATAAATTTGCTGATTATCATTATTGATATAAAAATTACCACCAGCATTATAAAAACTTTTGGGGGAACCAGGATTAACCGTTAAATTACAATTATGAATTGCATTTCCAGTAATAGCTGGATGAATATCTTGAGCCATATTATCACCTTTTTAATTAGGAAAAATAATTATATCTACTATCGCCAGCGGGAGAACCGCCCCACCAGCCCAGCCACTCTGGATTAAATGTATTACTAATAAATGGACCCATAACAGCTTTACATAATTGCCCACTACCATATACATAATCATTTTGCATACTCTCGTATAAAGAACATGGACCAATAGTAATTAAATCTTTAAATGCTTTAGTACGATTTAATACGGTTAAACTAGCGGATCCAAGTTTAGCAGTTACACCATCTATTAAAGCGTGAGATCTAAAAGTGGAAAAATCCGCAAAACATGCCGCCCGCACTACCATAAAATTAGTAAAAGCATCATCAGTCGAGGGATCAGGGGTAATGGTTTTATTAACAATATCTATAGTATAAGTAATAGGAAATGTAATATCATGCTGTATATACCGAGCCCCAACTAATAATATATCAATTAAACGAGCGTCATCATATACATAAGCACTAGAATTACTATCATTAATAAATACCCGTAAAATCGGAATTATATTTTCTGACCAAGACATAGTTATCCTATTATTTTATTAAATTGAATTACCACTAGCCGATAGAGTATATGTAGTTTTACTAGGTGCTGTTCCAGGAGCTAATGTTAATTTTAACCATACACCAATAGCACCACCTGGACTTAAATCAGTATCTTGGGTCAATCCCTTAACAGTACTATCAAATGATCCAACCTGCATTCCAGTAGTAGCCGGAGCGGTCACACGATTAGTAGATGGATTGGCTCCATAAGAAGCATTATTAGTACAATATTTTTCAAGATCAAAATCTATAATACCATATGCCCCAGTTTGTATTTCACTAATAGTTGTGCCCAATAAAGCGTAGGTTTCATTATTATTTTTTAGGAAAACTTTTTCATAAAAATATCGAATATCCCCACCATCCACATCAGCGGCTACGTTATAAAATGGTCGTCTAACTTGAGCAACACCACTAGCTATAGTAACAATTCCGGTTCCATATTGATCTTGAACCGTAACAGTTCCACTGTGACCAGCATAAACCACACATTTCAAAATACGTTCATAACTTACTGTACCACTACTAACAGTAGTCCCGCTTACCGGAATTGCCCCACTGACAATAGTTCCAGCAGTATTACGCCCATAAACACCAACATAAATACCTGTATCGGTAGTAAGAGATGAAACAACACCAACCTTACCAGCGGGTGCGTTTGCTAGTGTCGAACTATCAAACACTACTTTTGTAGTAACATCAATACCACTACCCTGATATCCCGTATCAATTTCAGCCATATAGGTTGAGCCATAAAATACTAAATCACCAGAAGAGACTGACATATTATTATCTCCTACTTGACCATACTGCTTTTTTTATTTTTTATTTAAATAATTATGTTATTTGTGTTTGCGGAATTAATGGTGTAAAAGTTACTTTTGATCCAGTTATTGAACTTGCTGTATCTGTATTATTATACATAATTAATGACGCATATTGTGTTACTGGACGCACTATACAAGCCTGCCTTTGGGTTGTACCACCACTGGCAAATACACTTAACGATCCAGCCCAATCTAATTGTGGTAAAAAGTTCTGAATGGTAGCTGGAGTCATATATTGTCCACTTGTACCAGCCGCGTTTCCAGCAAAATTAGTATTATCTAGAGACGAAGCAATATAAAAATCATAAGATTTAAATACTGTAGGGGCATCTACGGTTGTAAGTTCAACGAACATTTCATATTCATCTGCATGCGGATCGCCAAAATCAAATTTATTACTTTGAACTCCACTACCACTACCACACGCCAATGGCATTAAACCACTACAATCACCAGAAGAAAGTGTAAATGGCGTTCCACGTCGATATAGGCAATCATTTACCGCCATAATATTACTCCGATAAATCCTAACTTATATATTATAATAAAAAAGGGACTCCATAGTTTCTATAGAGTCCCCATTATAGATATTGTGTATGTGCTTAACGAATTATGCTTCGTTATTGGGGACACACATCATTAACCCCATTAATTATAATGCTAATAGCAATGCTGTACGGTTATCAAGAGCAGCAAAACCCTGTTCCTGCCAACCATAAATACCACCACGCTGTTGGCGATGTAATGTATCGTCTTCAAAAGTTTCCAATTGCGAACGAATTGGCATTACAAACGACAATTTACGCCCAAGATCAAGACCAACAGCAAGTTCTACCTTGCTAGATGGCATCGAAACACTCAACTGGGCTACTGTATACAATTGATATTCCTGACCTTCGCCAAGTTCATCAACATCATGAAGATTAACACCAAAAATACGATTAAGGGTGCCCTCTTCCGACAAGAAGATTTCCCGACGTGTTTGCTCATCAACCTGGTCAACGTTCCAATTACGAATGTCTTCCATAGCTTCTGGGCTAATATAGAGATCAGTCAACTTACCACGATTAGCACTTGAACTATTACCTCCACCATTACGCCGCATAACAGTCTTGCCAAGAGAAACTAATCGCTTGGTAAACTGACCAGGATTGGAATCACTGTCAACCACAACAATATTACGGTCAACGGCAGACGCCAAAATGGTATGCCAACCATCGTCATTCAACTTCTTTACAAAACCATTCTTATAAACTTCCAAGCATCGTCCGATAACGTCCATACGGGCGTCACGGGCAAAACGCAGACCCCAATCAATCGAATTACCAATTGGATAGGTTGGAACCATAACATAATCAGCTTCCGCTGTACGTTGTGGAATATATCCCTGCTTTGGAATAGTATAAGCCACGAAATCTTTTTCCATACCAGGAGCTATAATATCCAATGGAAATTCAGCAGTCGAATTGGTATCTCCAACCTGAATCTGCTCAAAAATACCATCAAGAATATCGCCACTCAAAATTGCCTGTCGCAGTGGCAATTCTAGAGCTTTAGCTAACTCATGTGTAGCAGCCAAACCCTCGGTACGATTGTTGGAGCCTGAAGCCCGGAGAACTTTATTGATATTCTCCATCTCTTCGGCTGTAAAAATACTTTTCTTTGCCATATCATTATTCTCCGGTTATGTTATATAAGATTTACGTCAATTTTTGCATAGCCATCCGCATCCTTTGAGGATAGGAATGTACCAATACGGGTGCAATATGGTGTACCATATGTACTTCCACTAGGAACGCCAAGAGGAGCCTGAGTAGAACCTAAAGCAACACCAGTAATTTTACCATCAGTAGCAGTCGTGCCAATATATGCCGCATAGCCTCCGGCTGGTGTACCTTCAACCATATTGGTCAAAATTGTACCACGCCGTAGAATCTCGACTTTACCACCAACCTGTGTCTCATTCTTGTATTGATTAAGATGAGTCTTGGTTAAATCACCAGAAACCACATCACACAATAAAATACCCAATGGATAATTTCCTGAACCAAAAGCCGCAGTTGGTAAGGTGGCTAATGCAGCCGAATCATCCATTGCTGCCCCACTACCTGCTGTACTGAGGATAACAGCAACACCACGTTCGGCTGTTACATTCATAAAGTAGGAAATATCTACCCCATCACCAATTTTACGATCACCTTTAAGTGCCATATTTCGTTTCTCCTATAAAAAATAGTATTAAATGTCTAAGCCAAGTCGCTTGGCCATTGCGGTTTGTAAAATAGTCCGTGTTTTTTGGACTTCATCAACTTGTTCTTGCTGTGCAGCTAAAGCAGCCTGTTTTTCAACTTCGGCATTATCAAGTTCTGTTTCAGCAACAACTTCAGAGGCTTTAGTTTCCTCTTCGCTCTTGCATTCAACTTCCTCTTCTTTATCTTCTTTCTCTTTAGCTTTATCAATCTTGCACTTGGCGGCTCCAATTAATTCATTAGCAATATCTGTAAATTGCTCATCTGTTAAATTAGCATACATATCAACTTTTTGTGCGGCAATATCCTTGGCAATACCACCCTCAACAAGCTGATTCATACGAGCCGTTGTTACTTTAGTAACACGAATTTCCTCTTCTAAAGCCGTAACCCTGGTTTCAAGATCGGTTTTAGCGGTAGCCAATTCGGATGCCTGTACTTTTATAGCTTCTATTTGTGCATTAGCTTCTGCTAATTGTGCTATAGCATTAGTATTAGCTTCTGTTATAGTTAATAACTGTGCCTCAACTTCAGCTTTTGCAGTCTTTTCTGATTCTAAAGATGCTAAAGCGGCATCTAATTCAGTCTGTTTAGCTGCTAATTGAACATCAAATTCTTCTTTATTCATAGTATTTTGCTCCATATCTAAATTTACACCAGATTCTAAATTTTGTGACAAATTTGGATTTATACTGGCTTGAATGTTAAGTGGTTTAAACACAATACTTTCTGGATTAGCGGGTCTATCAACATATCCCTTACCAGAAAAAGTAATGTTACGTAATAAGCGTTTTACCGCCATATCATTATATTTACCAGTACCCCCATAAGCCCGTAAGTGCTTGGTGAGATAGGCGTTTGTTTCATTTCTGGGTTTTATTTCAAAAGTTCCATCGGCGTATGTAACAGCATAATCAAAATTAGTGAATAAACATTCCATTGACACAAACTTCTCACCAGCCTCAATTTCATCTATTAATTTATTTGCACGTTCGGACAAAGCCTGATCTTGCCAAGCCCGATAAATAACAGCCCCATTAACGAGATGATAAATTGGTGGTAAATTATCGGCTGGACTATCATCAGAAATAATTGATTGATTTTCGGCATTAACAGCCCAACAATCGGTCATATGTCCGACTAATTTTTTCTCGTCATGTTCTATATTCGTGGGCTTATGAGAGGGGGTATGACGTGCAGACCACACTTCTTTTGGATCAAAATAATCATCATTTAAATTAGCATTTGTCGTCACAAAAATAGATTTGGTATAATATAAATCCTTATCTTCTATAGCGGCATTCGTATTAAATTGACTAGCGTTAGAAGTATAAAGATTGTGATGACAACACGGATTTTCTAATTTTTCTAGCTGGGAAGCATAACTAATCACATACCCTTTAGAAATTTTTTCAGCTAGACCCTCAATCTCTAATTCAGCTTTATAGTATAAATTCATTACTTATTCGTCATTATTTTGTTGATTTTCAATATACAAAGCTACTTGAACCTGTTTTGTTTCGTCCATAGTAAGTGGACGGTTTAACTCAGTCCCCAAAGCACTCAACCAAATTTGATATGTTTGATATAAATCAACATCTACTTCTTGACCAAGACTTTGATAGACAATATCTGGTTGAATTTGTGAAATAGGTTCTATATTAAATAATACACCAAATTTGATTTTCTCTAGCTGATTTGCCTCAACGTTAGTTAATTGGCGTAAATTTTTCTTTTTAGCAATTTCTTCTAAAAATATCGGATTTATAATTTCAGAAATAATATCCTGTGCAGAATGTGCCCAAACCTCTAATTGCGCCTTGACCTTTGGTTTAAATACCTTGGTTTTACGCTTTTGACTATCTTTAGAGTTTTTTGGACGACCTTGTTGAGGAATACCAGTGGGTTTAACAGGGGTTGAATTATCACCCGGTTTAGCCGCCTGCTTAACCTTCATTTCCATGGCTGGAGTTTCCCCTTTATTTTTATCATATAAGATTAAACTATCAATTTTAGCGTCTTTATTTAAACCAACTTGACCCGGTGTTATAACTCCAGTTTGTAGAGCCACTTTTTTAAGCGCAATACCAAATAATGGATCGTAAAATGGACCAGCTTTACTCGGACGATTGCCTTTATCACGCTCGCTTTGTTCTCTATTAATCCGAATGCCCTCCATCTCAGAATCATGCCCAAAACGCTCTTGTAATAATTCATCACTAATAAGATTGCGATCTACAAGTTGAATAAGTAATGCCCGCACAGCATTTTCATCGTCTAATATATCTAGATCGAACTCTAATTTGGCAGGAAAACGAAAACCCATAGCCTTTTGAACTTCAGCAATCTCGTAATTCCAAAATTGTAATAGAATAGAACGAGCATATTTTAATCGTTGAATTAGGGTTTTTAGAGCCATAAAGTTATTAGTAGTACCAGTACCGCCACCACCCGTAAAAATAGAGGGAATGCCCAGACCAGTATAAACAGCCGATAAATGTGGACGATATTTTTCCTCACCCAAAAACTTATGAACCTCTGTTTTCGATTCAAGAAGTTCAATATCAGGTCCCCAAATTAGATCAATCGTACCAGCCCCAGTATTAGATTGTAAAATACTCGCTAATTTCGCCGCAATAGCTGGCGAAGGTACAATTTTATGTTCCAAACTACCTAATTTAAATATTCGCAGATTAGATATAGCACCATCCAAAGCCGCCATATCGGCTAATCTTAACTGTTCCAACATTTGAATATCATCTAAAACAGCGTATAAAATTGGATAGGCAAATAGTTGCCAATCGTCCTTTTTATAATGAAATACTCGGGTTTTATCGGCGGGTAATACATAGGGCTTGGAAGTTCTTGCCGCATTAATAATATCTACTGGCAACTGATTAACAATCTCTTTTTCTTCAGCCGTTTTTGGACCAGAAATAATAGTTCGTAAATAAGAGGGGATGTTTAAGGTGTAGATGGGATGTCCAACAAATGCCGCTAAAGCCCCACCTACAACATCCACAGTAGTTGGCTCTAAAAATGTATACTGCCACGGAATTTCTTTATCTTTAGGCTCTAATATATTTGGTTTAATATCAGAAGCCACACTTTGATACATAGTTTTCTCTAATTTAGGCACTACTTTAGCATAAGCCTTACGAATAATGATATTCCCAGATCTAAACAAATTATTACAAAATCTTTCAGAACGTTCTATCCCATTCACCCTGGCAAACCAATTTTTATAAAATTTTTCCACTTTTTTATTGCGGTGGGCAATTCGTACACCCTGACAGGCAAAATCTCCCATTAAGTCAATAATATTCCGTACTAATCCAACATGTAGATACGCATCCCCACACGATTGGATAATAGCTTTATAATCCCGTGGACCAGGTGGAGCGATACCAGGGCGAAAGTGATAGAAATCAGATTTTGTTAAACCGGGACGACCTGACACGTTCGTGTCGATATTAGAATAATCGTAATGATGAAAGACGGCATTAGACCTTTTATTTTTGTCAATAACCCAAAATTGATCTGAAGCCTTCCCTAATATACTTAAAGCATTGTCTTTACTAGCCTTAGTGCTATCCCATCCAACATAAGATTGTGAAAATGAATTAATTCTTTCGGCTAATACATCGCTTTTAGGATATTTTTTCATTAATGGAATTAGATGGGTTTTTAATTGAATTACAATACGATTATCTATTATATTTTACACCAGATTTGATTTTCTCTAACAAATTTAGCCCCTACCATACATGCCTTCCATTCCACGGCAAAACCAATCTGGACCAGAATACAATGCCTGATTTTTTAGATTAGCCTGTGCATGTATTAAATTGTGGGCAAAATCCCCCATCATTTTATATTCTACTGGAGGAGCAGCCCTTTTATACTGACGAGCCACCATGTTACACATCACCAAAGCAGAATATCTATCTTTACGCAGTTTACCCTTCTTACCATTAGGTAATTTAATCTCCGGCACATCCCACCTATCTCTCGCCCCCACACCCGCACTGGTTTGAGACATTATAATAGTAGATAATTCAGTTTTTAATTCCTCAATTTCGGTAACACAATCTTCTAAAGTATCAAATAAATTATATTTTTGATTGGGATGGGCTTCTTTAAATAATTTTTCCCGCATACTATCCTCTTCAATAGATAAACCAATGGTTATAGGGTCGTATCGCGGGAATAATAAAACCTTATCCTCCATATCCTTTTTTAAACCATTATTTGCCGCAGAACACCACTCACTATTAGCAAAATTACACATATTTAGAATATGTAAACCAGGATTATTATCCGTATCTTGCTCTTTATCTGGATCAATTACTCGCCAAAAAGGTATTTCCCCAGGAAGTAATTTATCCGGGTCGTGTAAAGCCTCTTCCATAGCCACGCCCCCACCCTGGGAATCCATAGCTATATATTTACATGGAAAAGCCTTCATTAATTCACGCAGTTTTCTGGCACAAAATCCATAATAATCATGTTCTTGAGCCATTCCAGCCTGAAGCCTACGCTTAAAATCCGGGCGATTAGTAGACCAGCAATATACAATTCTATTATGGTCAGGATTTATTTCTATAACTACTACACTAAAATTATCACGCTCGGCGGCTGGATCAACCCCCATAATATATTCTTTAGCGGGATTTCCATGTAAAGAAACGTCAAACCAGGTATCTCCGGAAGGTAAACGAATAGGATTAGATGGTGATCCCACACAAGATTCTATAAGAGAACGCTTGAAAAATCCCTCACTATCTGCCTGAAAAACACAACCATATTCTAAATTAAATATACCAGAGTGCATAGTAGATTTAGCACGTAAAATTTGTTTTTCGTCCATAAAACCTTCTGGCATTAATGCATAAGGAATTCTAATAATAGAATAATCACTCGAACGAAAATTAGCTGGAATATCACCGTCGGGAAAAATATCTTTTAATTTTGCTGGATCGTCTTTAGCTTCTATAATAGCTTTATATCTATAAAAATATTTTGCAAAACTTTTAAACGCATAGTCCGCCGTACCCGAAATTATTGCCTGATTCATTCTTCTCCCACTATATCTATGTTCATCGTCTACGGTCCATAATCCTAATCTTGACATTTCACGACGTTTTGCTGTAATTTGAACGTTTACAAGAGGATCGGCAGATACGGCTGTAAATCCCTGTACTACAGTCTCATATATATCTATTCCAATAGACGCAAATTCGTCCGCGATTATAGTAGTAGCACGTAAACCACGTATCTTTGAGCCATCGCCCATTGGGATATAGTATGCCACGCTATCATTTATAATAAAGGTACAACGATCAATACTATATTTAGGTCCAGATTCACTACTACATATACTTCTTAATACAGAAGCATTATTCCATAACATTAAACAATAATCATATATAATTCGTGCCTGCCTATAACCAGCACCGCAAACAACCACCTTGGTATTAGGTATTAATATACATTTTAATAATATATATACAGCCAAAAGCCAGGACTTACCCCCACCTCTCGTCATTATAAACATAGGAAATGGCCTAATCCATAATTCTTGTAATATTACTGACTGCATTGGTAATAATTGAATTCCTAATAATGTTTTTGCCGCAAATGACAAATAATTAGGATTTCGCATTATTCTTGCTTCTAATAAACCTGGATTTTCAATATCATATTCAGAACGATGAATTAAAGGATTAATTAGTTTAATTTTACTAATATCGCCCAAATTTAACCATGCTAAATCTATATTTTTTTGTATATCACTGTTCTTAGATGTCATATTGAATATCCATTTGAGTATTATGTGTTGTTGTATAATAATAATACAAATTTTTCATCCATGAAACAAATTCTTCTGATGTTCTATTACTCTTTGAATGATTACAATATTTACAACATGGGACAACATTATTACGCAGATAACCCTTGTTACTATCTAGTCTATCAATACCATTATATCTATATATGACTTTATGATTTTTATCAAAAGTACCATCTAATTTCATCACTCTTTTATCATATGAATAATTACTAGATAAAGCACCACAGTAATAACAAGGTTGTTTTATTAACATAATATAATCATTTAGGGTAATATTATAATCTAATTTTAATTCTTTACTACGTGCAACAATAGTTGATCCATATAATTTTTTATGAATAGCCGCAACTCTTTCGATATAAGTATAAATTTTCCTACGCGAACATCCACAACTCATATTCCTACTTTTTCTTAAATTATGTATATTTGTATAATGTATATTACCACATTCACATCTACATTCACACATAGTTTGCCTATTTTTACTATTTCTAAACATATTAAGAATAGTTAATTTTCCATATTTTTTACCAATACGATTGATTTTAACAACTTTTTTATCTTTAATAATACTATATTTTAATAAATATTTACATACAGTACTAATAGAAACACCAAATTGCTCCGCTATTTCTTTTGATGTTTTATTGTTGGTAATATATTCTTGATATAATATGTCCTTGGTTAAAATATTATTAAATTTCCAGGCACCCATTATTATCTCCTATATTCTAAATTGTAAATTTTTCTCATAATTGTAGTGGCTATTTCGCTAGCATACTCGGCATTTTCACAGAAAATAATTTGCACACCATATCTAATCATAATATCCACCAACTTACTACGAATAAATGGGGCTTTAATTCTAATGGAATCCCACTTCGCTTTAGGTATCTCACTGCCACGGGGATAAATATCTATATTATAATAATTAAATTCACACAAAATAAACCGATATTTATATTTCATCATTCGTTCTAACTCACGGTCAAAACGATTATCGGTTAAATTATTAGCTATTTCTGCAACACTTCTTTTACGCTCTATACATAAGATATCTTCTAGACCTTCTATAGAATAATCACCAGTGTCTAGTTTTTTAGAAATAACCTGATTTATATCGGCATGAGCAAAAATAAACGGGGTTTTTTCGCGTGTATCACAAATTACATTGAACACTATTTATCCTCGTTTTTATTATTATCATTTAACCTTTGTTTTAACTTTCTAAAAATAATACCACTTAAAACACTAGCCATTTGTTCTTCTTTACCTTTAAGACTCTTGTGGTGATTTTGACATAAAGTGGCACCATTTAGTGGTTCAAAACGTAGCGATGGATTTTGTGACCACGGTTTAATATGATGTATTTCTAAATCATTTATTTCGCCACAATTTGGAAAAATACAAGTATGATTATCTCTATCCAAGACCGCTTTCTTCCAGGCTAAATACTTTTCGGGTTCATAATGGTGATGTCCTTGAGAAACCTTCTTAGGTATGAAGCCGAGCTTTTTTTTCGCCCGCGATTTTCTCAGTCCACCGCTCTTGGTTTCCACATACTTAACCTTTTTGCCATCGACTATTTTTATTTCCGTTTTAGGTTTTTTCATTATTTATCTTTTCCTTTAATTGAGCAATCAATATATTGTTGAATAATATAATATAATCCTGTTCTTTACCTTTGACGAGGGTATGGTGATATTTACAGAGGGTTATACCATTAGAAATATTAAAGCGGTTTTCCAAATTTTCACTCCATCGTAAAATATGGTGTGTTTCAAGTTTAAGTTTATGTTTACAACCCGGCCACGCACAATTATAACCATCTCTTTTTCTTACTTCATGCCTCCACCGTTTATATTGCGGATCTAAGAAATTTCGTCCACCAACTTTCTTTTTAGGATATTTATTTGTATAGGGTGAATATTTTCGTTTGACTTTTTTTGGATGTTTTACCGCTTTTTTCTTTTTATATTTTGCCATTTATTTTTTGTGAAAGATCGTGTTCCATCATAATTTTGACCAATTCTTTGAACTTCACAGTGGGTTCCCAGCCCAAAATCCGTTTTATTTTGCTGGCGTCACACCTGAGATATGGAACCTCACATGGACGATATAATTCTGGATCAATTTCAACATAATCTTGCCAGTCAGCCCCGACATATAAAAACGCCTCTTCCAAAAATTCTTTTATAGTGTGAGCCTCACCCGTACCAATAACATAATCATCTGGAGTGTCGTGTTCTACAACTTTAATAAAAGCCCTAACATAATCTGGGGCGTAACCCCAATCCCGAATAGAATCAATATTACCCAGTTTTAATTTAGCACCATCTTTAATTTTTAAAGTAGGTAAATAATCTAATGGTACTAAATTACCTTTAGTTAAAGTTAGATTTTCTATAATACAATTATCAGCAATCCATTTAGTAATCTTACGACTAACAAAATTTTCCCCCCTGCGAGGACTTTCATGATTAAAAGTAATGGTATTACTGGCATGTAAATTATAGGCTTTTCTATAAAGTTGTGTTAAATGAGTTGCGGAAACTTTTGCGACGGCATAAGGAGAATTAGGCATAAAGGGAGTATTTTCATCTTGATATTTTTCCACCCCATCTGGAACCTTAATATTATGACCATTCTCACCAGGCATATCTCTCCATAATGGACGAGTGGAATAATTATCACCAAAACATTCACTTGTACTAGCAAATTGAACTCTTGTATCGGGCGAAAACAATCTAACGCTTTCTAAAATAAACAAATGTCCACGGGCATTCACGTCAAAGGTATATGCAGGTTGTGAAAATGATGTTGCAACATGAGATTGAGCGGCACCACAAAACATATAATCTGGTTTTATAGAATTGGTTAATTGATTAACAGAGGTTTGATCGCAAACATCACCCTCTAATAAGTGAAAATTAGGATGATTTAATATACCAGAAATATTTTGAGTATTATCGGTAGAAGTTCGACGTTTTATTCCGTAAACATCCTGCCCCTTTTCAAGTAATGCCTCGGCTAAATACGACGCCACTTGCCCAGTTATTCCCCAAACAATAGATGACTTATTCATAAAATATTTTCCTTTTTCTTTCAAGACAAAAACCATTAGTAGAATACATATAATCCGCAAGTAATCGAACATCTTTTTGTTTATATACACACCATCTAAAATGATCTAATGAACCAGGACCCATATCTACCTGTCTTACATAACCAAAATTAAAACCAAGATTTTCTTGAATACTTTTTAAAAATGATTCTGATGCTGAACAGATAGTAAAAGTAACTTGACCTGTTTTTTTATTAGAAATATGCGCCCATCCGTCACCATCAAATATTCCTCTTAATAAATCGTTTTTAAATTCTTCTGGGCATATTGGTAATTTTTCCAATCCAGTTTTACGTGGAACAACATAATATTTACTCAATTGTTTTGCTATATATTTAGATGTAAATTTAAAATACGATGTATGATAAACCCCACCCTTTTTATGGTGTTGAATATATTTAGATGATAATTTTCCAGGAGCTAAATTTTTAGAAATATAATCAAGTATACAAGTATCTTTTTCTGCTACGCCAAAAGACAATCTATCGTCATCACCAATACATCCATCGGTAATAGTAAAACCTAAAATATAAGCCATATCATGCGACCAAGTATCAAAAAAGGTTTGATTAATAATATATCCACGATTTCTTTTTAATCTCAATTCATTTGATATATGTTTTAATGCTCTTAATGTACATTGTAAATATTCGCACATAGAATCATAATTATCATATGGATAATGTTCTTTTAGATATTGAATTTTATCATTAGTCCATACGCTTCTAGTCATCATTTTTCCTCTTGTCTAATAATTTCAATTTCATCACCCTCTGGAATTACCGCGATTTCATTTTCTGGAAATACGGTTAATAAACTATCATAGATTTCCTTAATTTGTCTCGGTGATAATTTTCCTTTAGCCTTATAAATAATCACATCATTTTCTAACAATGGTAATATTTTCACATTATCCATGTTTATATCCTGGTCCATAAATTATTTCTCCTGTTGCCATCTGGGGGTAAATTTTCTGGATTATCTAAAAAATCTATATGTGGAAATAAATTACAAAAAATTAAATCTTTATACAGAGGATTAGATTTATTAATGATAAAATATTTTGGTTTTATATCCTCTTCTTCTGGCTCGTCCCAATAAATAAATTCCATAAAATATCCTAATTATCTATATTCGGTTTTGTATCTACATGACAATATTCACAATTAATACAATAATCTTCTGGATCACTTGTACATACACCAAACGTCATATCTAAACATAACATATCTATGGGTAATTTACAAAACCATAAATCGTCTCTATTTTGCGGTCGTTCACCAGGTAATAATTTATATACTTCGGCTTTCATCGTTTTATCCTCTTATATTCCTGGGTTATTATTTTAATTCTATTATTTAATACATCTCTAAATTCCCTATGTGTACGTAATCCTGCTTTTTCATTCTTAACCATATCAGGAATATCGCCAAACCACTCTATTAATTGTTCAAAAGTCGGTTTATATTTCGCGGTTCTAATAACATAACACTTGAAATATTTCATAAGTAAATCATTCATTATTAATTCCTAATAGGTTTATCCGGGCGACACTTATAAACACCCTTATTATAATTTATATATCCCTCTGGGGGATTTGGATTATCGGTTGTATAATCTAATGTTTGCACATTTCTACGAGCATAATGTGTCGGTTTTCCCCATGAGGTTTGAACAACAGTTTTCACCGGTATTTTCTCGTCTGTCTCATTATAAATTTCAATTTCAACAGGGGTGGTTAATTCATTAATTTTATTAGCTTTATCTAATAATATATCCCTTTTAGTTTCATCATCAAAATTATCTACCATTAAAGACTGTAATTCATTAGATAGTAAATTATTATCTGGTGGACTTAATATTTCCACCTCTTCCTGTGTACTATCCTCTACATTATCACCTAAATTATCACCAATCATTTCATCTAACATTTGTTGATTTTTAGTTTTACGAGCCATAATTTTACCTTCCTATATTATTATTCAGTGGAAATATTATCATTGTTATCATCTTGTACGGTATCAGTTGTAAGTAATGGACGATCAATATTATTGTCCATGTAGGTGTGATATTGACCCAATTCGTACTTCGCCCTGTCTTTCGCAATACGCATCAATTCAATTTCCTCACCCAGGGTTTCTCTCTGCTCCTCATCTTCTAAATTTTTTATCAATCCCGCCCACGAACTTTTTGAATCCTCAATACGTTTAATACGCTGTTCACGGTTAGCTTTTAAATCCGTACTAACGGACTTTTGTTTTTCTAATAATTTAGTATATTCAACAGCATAAGCAGGAATGGAAGATTTGGCAAAATTAAGTTGGGATTCTAAAAGCCCCAACATTTCCGAATCTCTATCGGTATCATCTTTCTCGTATTCTTTATCAATATTTCTCTTTAATTTTTCTACATCAACCATAGCCTGACGGCGTTCGGCAAGATTTCGGTTCAAAAGAATATCTAATGTAATAAATTGTTTTATTGTTAATTCCTCGGAAAATAACACATCAAGTCGAAATTGATTCATTAATTCAACCCAACTGTTTTCAAAATATGTCAATTCTGTTTTAGAAAATTGTCGGGTAACCTCATTCCAATAATCTTTACCATGTAATAATCCTAAAAGAGTTGTTTTTTGTTTCTCATTCTCCGTCATAGCGGCTGATACTAAATCATTATCCTCGATATATTTCTGAATAGTAACCACCCTACGTCTTAAAGAACGTGCAATGGCTTCTACAGATTGTAACGAAGCATACTTTTTAATATATTCAAAATCACTATTACCTAAGACCCCTTGTTTTAGCGTGGTATCTGCACAGTCTAAAATATCATTAGATTGTATTTCATCTGTATTATGTATATTCTCTTCATTTTTAAACATATATATTATTCCTATAATAATTTACTACAGAAAAACATAAAAAACGATATCTATCTATAGATAATGATGATCGTGATAAATTGACTAATTTATGAACCCATTGAATATTGTCTTTAATATATCCTAAATTATTATCAATACGATCTAATGAAGCTGTCCAAGTATAACTTTTATATTCTTGATAATTTTGTGGTAGAATTAATAATTGTCCTGTAATAGCACATTGTCCATTCTGTTTGATAAATTGTTTTAATATATATTCTTCATCAATATTAAATAATAAATGTCTCCTTTTCGCACTACTGTGATAAGTTTTATAAAATGTTGGATACATATAAAGGCTATCTGTCAAATGATCCGAATCATAAATTAATGGATTTGTTACTAATATACACAGATTATAAAAATCATCATTAGACATTGTTTGTTTAATAAGATTAATATTTTTATGTACTAATTGAATATTATTTAAACTATAACCCAATTTAGCATCTATTCTATCAACAGATATAATATCTACTATATCTGTATAACTATTAGGAAAATGTATATCAAGCCCAGATAATACACATTTTTTATTCTGTTTTATATAAATATCTTCTAATATTTTTGGTGTAATATTATTATCAAAAATAATATTGCGTAAGTATGCATTTCTTTGTAATCTAATCCAAAACCAATTTGGAATATCGTGATATCCAGATTGTTTATTATTTCCAATAGTAGTAATTGTATTATATGATTGATTATTGCAACCACAGCTTATATTAATATTATTTAATAACTGACCACTTCTAATTTCACATAATTTACCACAATCACATTTACATAACCATTTATTATATCTAGATTTTTTACAGGCTAATTTTAATACAGTTAATTTACCATATTTTTTATTAGTCATATCAAAATTATATTTACCAACACTACCACCACAGTTTCTCGTAGGAATATTATATTTATTCATATATCGCAATACGGCATTAGCACCACATTGAAATTCCCTAGCTATTTGACGAAGACTTCTATCTTGTATAATATATCTATCTTCTAGTATTTCCCTTGTTAAAATATTTTGATATTTATTTTCTTTCATCCAACACCTCTTGGACTATTTTTTGCAATCTTAATTTTTGGGTTTTTGTCAAAGCAGAATGGTATTTTAGACGAAGAAATAATCCCCTCATATTTGGGGGAATTTTTGCCTCAATCGCGGATAAGAAATCGTGATAATCCATATCCTCGCCAGTATTAATTTCGTGATACAATCCTAAAGTATCATCTTTATCTAACTGATGAATATCTATGGGTTGCATTAAATTGCGCTTTAGATTATTGCGTTGAACCCACCTTTTATATGATTTGCAAGACTCTTTATCGACATATTTAGAACAACCGTCCGCGTCCAGAGCGTTATATTGTTTACATCTACATATATCACATGGCTTATTTAATCGGGAAAATTTATCCCGCTTTAAGTTGAATAATCTGTTATGCACATGTGTGCGCAAAAAATTATACAGGGGGTGAATACCATCATATTTATCCAACACTTCAAGACAATAGAGGCGACCCTGTTGCTGCATATCCTCTACATCAAAATACCCGAATTTAAATTTATAAGCTTCGTCCCGCACCACACTATCTATGACCTTAACAATCTCCTCCTCGGACATTGGTGATTTTTTTGGTGTTTTTCTCTTGGTTGTCAACTTCTTCGTTATCAATAGATTTTTCTTCTTCGGTGGCATAATGACTTTCTACTGGGTCGGGAATTTGTAAATCACCCTCTACATCTAGAGCGGCTTCGGCGGCTTTTGCCATTAAAATTGTGGGAACTTCTTTAGCTGAAGCTCTGCCGCACCTATTATTCGCACATCGACATTTTCTCATAAATTATCTCCAGGTAATATGTTGAACTAGCCAACTAATCACAAAACCTATATTTGTAATAGATAAAACACATATAAAAAATAATATAAACATGCTCGCAAGCATATACGAATTTCTTTGTTCTCCAGTAATTAATAGGCTATCGCTTTTATACCATACAACGATGAGGCACACCAGCAAAATCACTATACCCGCGACCGTAAAGAAAATTATATTTACCATCTATATAATTATACCAATGATGACAAATCTTGTCAAGTATGGAATGTATTATTTTCCACCAAAATTTTTACTAATATTTTCCACTAACTTACAAATTCCACGCCCATGTTGTTTTTTTATCCCTAGGCGAGCCCGCTGTTTTCTTAAAGCTCCCAAGCCCACAATTCGCCCTGACAATTTAAATAGTTCGTGAATTAAATCCTCGTCTTTTACCCTGGGGGACAAAGTGCGGATTAGTGTTTCTTCGGCTAATGACCAGTGTTTCATGGGAAAATCCTTAATAAATCTTTTAGAATTCCTTATATACATACCTGTTAAGGTATACACCAATTTTGGATAAACTCGACAATTTTAGATAAACCAAAAGGGGGGAAATTTAAAGGGGTGATAAAATAAATTGAAAACTCTATAAGGTATACAAATTAAATCCTACAAGAATAAAGACATAGAAAGAATAACCAAGGGAAATTACTAGGTATGAACTAAAACTAGACACTTTAAAAATAAGCATGGGGGTTATATTATAAAACTAGACGGATTCCAATAAAGATTCGTATATCGAAGCACCCCGTGGGCGGGTGGGACCATGCCC